ACCAAGTGATGATCTAATAATTACTTGTAAGTCTGTGTTCGCAAAAATTTTAAATCCATAGACAAAGGTATCTGTACTACCATCACCTGAATAGGAATTTTTTACTGTTGTGCTTGATACTGTCATAGTTAAAAACCTTTAAACAATGTTGATGGTTTCGTCAATAAAAACTCTTGACCATTTTTAGCCGCATTTTTCTCCATTCTTTTTAAAGAACCTGGAGATAAAGTTTCCATTATCTGATAACCTATAGCATAATCGAAAGCAGTTTTTAAGTAAAATAAATTTAAAAATGGTATATTTTCTTTTATTGATAAATACCCTTGTTTACCTGCTTTTGAAAATTCTCCTTTAATTATATAGTTGAATATAGCTAAAACTTTTGTTGCTTCTGTAATACCAGGTCCTGCAAGTGTTGCTAAAGCACTTGTACTATTTTGAATTTTACCAAATAAAAAATCAGTATATATACCTAATCCACCACCCTGAAGTATAGCTGAAAAAAATGTACTTTTATTCATTGGATCTCTTGGTTTTTTACCCTTCAATAAATCTTTAGCTGTCATAGATATATATCCAAATATAGCAGAACCTGCTATTAATCCTGCTGTACCAAATAATGCTCTATATTTTCTACCAGCTTCAGTAAAAGCTAATTCTCTACCAATAGCTTTTTGCATTATAGTAAAAGGAAATGCTTTAAATTGACCCCAAAATCTAAGAGCTTCTCCAACTGGAGTTCCAGCTTGTTGTCCTAATTTTAACCAACTTCTAACTCTAGCATCTGGTTCTATTACTGCAAAAGTTGATCTGTCTAAAAACATTCCTAATACTCTTGTTTTTAAATTATCTCTTGCAATATTTAATTGTCTTTTAGACATTTTTTCTACACCAGAAATTTCTTTAATTTTTCCATCACTTAATAAATCTATATTTCTAGCTGAGAAAAATTCTTTACCATCTTCAGCTTTTTCTACATCCATTTTTCTAATAGTATTCCAAATTTTTTCATTAATACCAAAATGAGTAATTAATCTTTTAAATTCAACACTTAAATTATTAAAAGATAAGTGCCTTTGTTTAGCAACATAATTACCCATGCCTAACATAGCTCCATCTTTTAATGAATTAGTCCACCAAGATAATCCATTAAGTTTAAAAAAAGTTCTTTGAATTTTAGTAAATTGTTTGTTTAAATTATCACCAGTAGAATATCTTGCCGCCACATCATAAATAAGATTATCTCCTATAAATCCTAACTGTTCAGCTATTTCTGCTTTTAGTTTTGAATTTTTTATTTTACCAAGTCTACCAAGAGCTTCAGCAACACCACCTATATAAGACCTACCTTGCCATTTTAATTCAGTAGCATAAAGATGAACATCAGCTATTGCTGAAATAGTTGCACCTCCTAGTTTTGCCATAGATAAAATAGCACGAGTAATACCAGACCATTTAGCAGCAGCAAAACCATTTATTGTATTTACAGATCCATCCACTTCAGCCATAAATTTTGCATAACCACCTTGAGGTTTTATAAAACTAGCAATTTTATTAACTTGAGTTTGATTTTTTTTTCTTTTTAAAATATTCATTATTTCATCAGCCATTTTTAAAAAATTCTTTTGAGGATTTGATCCCAACATACTCATCATACCAATGTTTCTTCCTGCCATATTAAAACCTTGAAATAATGATTCTTTTAAATTTTGTCCACCAAATTTAGAATTATAAGAAAACCAATCATCAGATGATTTAAAATGTAAAACTCTTTTTGCTCCTATTTTTTCAGCTAAATTCCTTGAACCAAAAGAATTACCAGCACCATCTACAACTTGATTTTCATTTCTAATTAAAGAATTATAGGAAAATGTTAAAAATTCATCTATAGCTTCTGGTGATCCATCTGTATTACCAAATGTTTTTTTTTGATCTAGTTTAGGTAAAATGTAATCTTTCCAAGCAGCTAAATTTCTTTCTGGAGTACCATTTATTTCTTTTATATTTTTATTGTTTTTTAAATTTAAAACATCTACTGCATTTCTTAATGCAAATGGATCGTGAGCTTGTCTTACAATCCAACCAGGTAATTTTTCTGTGTTAGCTCCATGATCGTTATATTTTTTTCTTACAGTTTCAGAAAATTCACTTATAATTTTTCCAAGAGTTACAATGTCTTTAGTTTTTTCTGTAATAGTTTTACCTTCTCCAATTTCCCAAATAACTCTAGCTACTCTTTGTTCAATATCAGCATTTGCTTCTGCAAATAAACTATCAACTTTATTATCTTTTAATTTTCCATTAAAAGAAACTAATAAATCTCTATAATAAGCAAGTTGAGCAAGAGCAACAGATGATCTTGAACCAGCTTTTTGCAAATTACTTCCAACCAAAACCGCAGCTAAACCTTCTACTGGATTATTAGGAAATTCTTTTAATACATATTCAACAGTATTTCTAATTTTTACCTCATCTTCTAAAGCATTTAACTTATTAATTTTTTTTTGTAATTGTTGTCTTTTTAAAACTCCATCTGCAAGTTTGGATGTAATTGTTTCATCTAAATCTTTAATTTTAGTTTCAGATTGAGCTTTCTTAATATCATCTAAAATATTTTTTGCTTTTTCTGTAGTAATAGATGATTTTTTTAAAACATCTTCTATTCTAGTTAAACATTTATCTGCCATAATTATCTTCCATTAACACAATTAATGCCTTCTATAATTGCATCTTTAATTTCTTTTTGTTTAGTTTTAAACTCGTCTGCTTCTTTAGTTGTTAATTTAACTTCATCATTATCTTTAATGCCTAAATCTTTTTGTCTATTTTTTAAAATAGCTAATTGACTTTCTACTGTACTTACCTCTTCATCTAAATTTCTTAATTCAATATCTTCTTTTGCTCTACTTGCTTCATATTCATCTTGAGCTTTTTGATCTAAAGAATTTTTTATTCTACTAGCAGCAGTATCTTCAGAGGTAATTTCTTGTCTTTTAAAATCTATATCTTCATCAACTTGATTTTTAGTATTAACTCTTTCATTAGGTGAAACTTTTTCATTAAGTTGAGCATTTCTTAATTTGGGATCAAGATCAGCAATGTCTTTAACATTAACATCTATATCTTCTCCAAGATCAGATAATGCTTTAGCTAATAATGTTCTTCTGACATCTGGATTAGTCTCAGCCAGTTCTTTCATTATTCGTGAACTTTCAGGATAATATTCTCTGTATAAACTAAAACCTGGATCTTCACCATCAGTAATACCAGCTTTTTCTCTAGCTTCTTTTATTTTTTTTTTAAATTTTCTATGAGTATTAAAATCTTTTAATTTACCAATCCCAACATGAAGTCCACCACCCAAAACACCACCAAAAGTAACAGCAATTAAACTATCTACTAAACCATAATCTGATTGTTCTCTTGTTGCTGCGGTATAAACTAAAGGCTCAACAAGAGAAATACCAACAAAACCTTCTACTGCACCCTTGGCAAGTCTTGCTTTTGTTAATCCAGCTCTTGCAACCATAGTTGCAAATCTAGCCTCTCCCACAATAGGAATAAACATCATAGCAAGGTTAATAGGATCAGCAATACTAGTAACTAAAGAAGTTGCAAGTTTAGCAGTTGCAGGTAAAAATCCTTTTGGTCCTCTTTGAATAATACTTTGTCTTTCTATCTCTGCTTTTTTTCTTGAAACTATAATATCTACAGTTGATTGTTTTTCATCTTGTTCAAAAAATAAATTATATTTACCATAGTCATCATTAAGTTTTTGCCTGTCAATTAAAGGCTCATCATCAATTCTACCTCTATTAAACTCTAATTCAGATAAACGAAGTCCAGAAGATACAGGATTATATTTCCACGCATCTTTTGCAACTTCTCCCAAAGTTTCCAACATCCCTGTTTGGAATTGGTCAAACCCTGTTTGTTGAGCATATTTATTAACATCTAAACCGAAAGAAATATTAGCCATAATTAAATTGGTTCATCTTTTTTAGATTGACCCATCTCAATAATAATATCTGTACCTGGTAATTCATAAGAATCATTATCAAAATTAATTTGTAATAGTTCACCTTTTTCATTTTCAACTAAACCTAATGAACCATCTGCAAATTCTATTGCAAACACAATACCACTTCCATCTGAATTGTTAATCCAAACACCATTATCTTTTGCTTGTTCTAACATTTCTTCATTTAAGTCTGTATTAGATATTTTTTTATTAATAGATTCAAAAGTTTTTATATTAAAATCTTGAAGATAATCTCTTTTTATTATTTTTGATTTTTTTTCAATAAACTCTATATGCTTTGCACTCAATCTTTCATTATTATAATTTTTAGGAATAAAATAAGTATCATCTGAACCAAAACCTCCTCCAGCAAATACAAAATTATTATTAATATAATCTGTTGCTTTTTCTATTGCTTTTGATTTTTCTGTACCAGCAGACATATCGTTAATAGCAATATAAGTTATAACTTTTTGTATATCTCCCAGCTCTTCATTGGCTTTTGTTGTATTCATTTTATTGCTAAACATAACAACTTTTCTAAAATCCTCTAATTTACCTCCAACCTCTTTATTTATTGTGCTAAAAGTTTCAGATTCTGTAGTTTTAATATAATTGTCTAGTCTTGTTCTTTCTTCTTTGGTGTCTATGCTAGTTGCCATTATTGCAAAATTTTCATCATTAAAATAAGAAACTAATTTAGCAGTAACAGGTAAACCATTTTCAGTTAATTGATTTAATACTCTTCCATACTGTTCTCCATATTGAGCTTCTAAAGATTTAAGATAACCAACTTTATCTGCTGGTTCTTGATTGTTATAATCTTGAACAACATTTTTTGCAAAAGATTGAGGTAATACTTTTATAAAAGCACTATCAATATCCATATCTATTTGTGCTTGAACAACACTATTAACGTATTTTGTAAATAATTTAGATTTTATATCAGGATTTGTTTCTAAATTATAAGCATCAAAATTATTTCTAACTAATTTATTATGAGTTAAAATTAATACAGCAGCATCATTTTTTATAAGATCAGCTTTTTGACTTATAAAGTCTTTTACTTTTTGTTTATATTCTAAATCTTGAGCAAGATTACCAGAATTTAATTCAAAACTATCTAATATTTTTTGTTCATTACCAATTTTAGAATTAAATATTTCTGATTTAAAAGCACTAACCCTTATTGTGTTGGCTTGAGTTTCTTTAAAATCTTGATAATATTTAGTACCAAAAATTTCTTTTATAGCAGGTTCATTAATATCTACTTTAATTCCATTTTCTAAACCTTTTAAATAATTTATTTCATTTTCTTTTAATATTTGAACAGCTTCTAATTTAGCATTTTTTTTTAATTCTTCTCTAGTTTTTAAAGTTAAATCTTTATATTTACCTGTGTTTAAATTTACATAAGTTTGAACTGGATCATTAGTAATATCTTTTTTAACCTCAAGATAAGCTATAGTGTTTGGAATGGCTGCTACTTTACCTTCATAAGTATCTATATCAATCATTCCATCATTATAATCATCAGTATAAATTTTCTTTAAATCTGTAGGTAATTGTTTTTTTGCTAATTCATTATCACCATATATTGCTTCTGTTAAAAGACTTTGTTCCTTACCTTCTGACGCAATAGCTCTTGATTGAATTAAATTTTTATAAACAGCATTATCTACTGAAAATATTTTTTTTTGTTCTTCTAATAAATAACTATTAGTAAACATGGTTTTAACTATATTATTAGATGCTAAAGCAGCATATTTATCTATTATAATTTTACTTTCTTTCATAAGATAAGAATTAGCTTGATCTGAATTTTTATATAAAGAGGATGCTTTTTTAGAAACTTGGCTTAATTCTAAAACAGATTTATTTTCTAATTCAAGAGCCTCTGTTTTATTTTCAATATTTTTTTCTTTAACTTTATAATCAACAATAGCTTTAGTTACTGGTGCTAAAGCATTACCAAGAGTTTGAGATAAAGGTATTTGAATGTTTGATTTAATAGATGATACTTCTGCTGTAGGTCTAGCTTCTGTTGTAAATGTAGGTATTTTTGGCATTAAACAATTCCCTTCATTTGTAATAAACTTGTTCCTGTTGATGCTATTGTTCCAATTTGTTCAATTCTTGTTTGTTGTTTAGCGATATTACCTTGTATTCTTGCAAAATTTGCATCTTCTATTTTTTGATTTACTGCAACTTTAGAATTATATTCCATAACATTTTTTTGAATTTTCTTTTGTTCCATATTATATCTTAAATTATTTAAAGCAGTTCCTGATAAAGTTACTCCAGATTTTAATGTTGCTACTTTTGTTTGTCCTTGAAGTTGCTCAAATTGTTGGTCAAATCTAGCAAGATCAAATTCAGTTTGTTTTTCTATAGCTTCAGCTTGTTGTTCTGCAACTTGAGCATTTCTATTGTTTACAGCTTGATTGTATTTACCAATTGCACCCTGTTGTTGATATTGTGCTGCACCCATTGCACCTACTACTGCCATTTGCCAACTCATTAGAAAATCCTCGCATATCTGTATTGGTCTGAACCATCAAAACCATAGTGTTTCATTAAACCCTCATTCTCTAAACCTAACCATTTAGCAAATCTTAAACCTTTATCAAAATCTACCCTTACAGCAGTTTGAACTCTTTTAATATTATTTTTTTTAGCAACTCGTGCAAAATCTTTTTTTATTGCTTTCGCTACAGCTAATGGATGATTCCAAACTTCATGTGTAGCAATAACCCAACCTTCTGCAACTTGACCCCAAATCATTTTCATACCAGCAGCAAAGATAGGTTTTTCATTAACAATACCTGTAAAAGCTAAATTCTCTTCTACTAAATTTATTGCGTCTCCTTCATACTTGGCATCTTCATCCATCAATTTATGATTCATTTGACATGATAAAATAAATCTTCCATGTTCAGCAGTATAAGGAACTATATGTAGTGTGTTATCCATCATTTGTTGTCAACCTAGGGTATAGCGATAAAATTGTAAAAGGTAAAGGTTGAGTTTGTCTAACATAGATAAACCCATCTGTCTCATAATTTCCTCTAAACTCAACTTGTTTATCTCCTGTAAATGGTGGTATGCCTTCATCCATTAAATCAGCAGATGATCTAAAAGGTATTCTTTCCATATCAGATAAGTTTGATCCCACCTCAACACCAATCGTTTCAAACATTCTTACTGTAATGTCATATATTCTTTTAGTCTTACCTTGTGATGTACCATCTTGTGAGCCACCATTTAATCTCATTGTTTGTAATAATGATGTATAGTTTAATCCTACCTTAACATTCTTTGCAGAACGATCTAAAGTC